TAGTAACAGGTACTGCTGAACAGTTATCTGAGATTACTAGACTGGGTAAAAATATTATTTGGGATAGGGCTAAACGCGAGAACGTTGATTCGAAAGGACGTCAATTTAAATATTTGGAGGAGAAATAATGAACGAACTAATCACAAAAGTAGAGCAGTGGGCTAAAGATAAGGGACTGGATCAAGCTGATCCAAAAGCACAGTTTTTGAAAGTAGCTGAGGAATTCGGAGAAATTGCTTCGGCAATGGCAAGAAGTAATGATGAGCTATTTAAAGATAGCGTAGGAGACGTAATCGTCACGCTGATTATCCTTTCCATGCAAAAAGGGACAAACGTACAAGAGTGTTTAGAATTGGCGTACAACGAAATCAAAGGACGCACAGGGAAAATGGTAGATGGTGTATTCGTGAAGTCGAGTGATTTGGAGGATAACAAACCAATCGAAACCCTTGTCCGCATGAAAGACGGCTACGAGGTTGAGAAAGAGCCAGTATGGGCAATAAAGAATGCCGATGGAAACTATCTTACTAAATGTGCTTTATGGGGAAAAGATGGAGTAAATTACAGTTTTGAATGCAATCCATCTTATCGATTGCTTTTCACTGATAAAGCAACAGCGGATGCTGCAGCATTGTTGGTGAATGGAACAGTGGAAGAGGTGGCGGAAAGATGAAACTAAAAGACGGATTTTACGCTAGTAGCCATGGTATCGGCGGTTTAATGCTAGACATGCCGACAAAGAACCCTAAAACACGCAAGAAACCAAAAGTCAAAGTCGGTGACATGGTTCGCTGTGAAGCAGAAGAGTTCATCTATCCGTTCAGAGGATACGTTAAAAAGATACTGTCAAACTCAGCAATCATTCGTATCGAAAATACGATGGAATGTGACAAGTGGTTAGCGAAAAGTAAAGAGAATTTAGCTGTAGCTCGATTGGTGGATATGGAAGTTATAAAATCTTAATTTTGCTTTTTTACAACTATCCTACAACAATGAGCGTTATTCCACAACTGGAAGGAGAAGAGGCAATTGTGAACATTTTAGAGAATATAGATATTAAGCAAACAAGGAAAAATGCTAGACGATTACTAAAAAGATACAGAAATTTAGAACGTTTGGTCGGACCAGTGAAAATAGACTTTTCCGTGATGACTGTTACCAAAAATTTGAAATTCACAATTGACAGTCAAAACGAAGAAATCATTGAAGCGATAAGTACTCGAGATTCGGTTATCGATGCATTAACACGGTTAAGTAGAATCCATTTCCAGGTACTTTATTATAGTTATTGTTTTCCTAATAAGATGGCGATGTATCAAATAGGAAAAAAATTAGGATATTCCGATAGAACTATCGAGAGAATGAAGGCAGTAGCTTTGGTTGAATTTGCTGAGGCGTATAAATCAGGAGAACTCATTTCACGTACAAAATAAAAAAAGTCGGATTCCTCCGACTATGAATAATATTTCTGACACAAGTATTATATCATAATTGGGGGAATCAGAGGATGGTACTTTTCGATGTAAAGAAATATGAGACACCAAGCGCAAAAGATGTTGATATGGAACGTACAAAACATAATGTCGGTGTTTTTCTTTCAGCATATCTATCAGCTAGATGTAGAGTAGGACAGCCTCGTGAGCCAAAAGTGACAGCATCATACTCCTTGGTTCCACCATCTACAGCTAATCATGATTTTGAAGCCGAAAGAATGTTGATTGATAAAGAAGAAGCACAAGAAGAATTTGAGTATTTGCATAAATTGTTTATTAGAGGATACTCTGCTATACAGCATCCGCACAAACCCGATGTGACCGAACGACGAAAAAAAATATTTTATGATCGTTACATCAATGGTCTGTCAATTTATGTAACTGCTCAAAGAAATAACACGAGTGAAGAATCTGTCAAACTAGAATCAAACAAGATTATCATTCAATTTGCTTCATCGTTAGAACTGGTTGCTTTCAAGTAGCCAGTTTTTACACTTTTTATACCCTTTTATTACCAATTTGGTTTCCATTTTATACCTTTTTTATACCAATCACTTACCTATTCAACGTTGTATTATGATAGTGTCGAAAGATTAGTGATAGGTCTGAGACAAAATAAAAACGCAAGGGAGGGAATCTCCCTCATCGTTTTAAATTAAGCTTCGATAGGCAGTAGCAAATATGAAGAAAAGGATGTGAACTCAACTCCTTCTGAATTCTTTGTATGCTGCTGTCTATTGACTATGTATTAGAGGAATGAAATTATCAGATGGAGGATAACTTTGAGAAAATATAGTAATTGCTCCAAGCTAGAAATAATAGCGAGGAGCAATAAAGCTAACCAAGAATTAAAAATACCCGAATTAAAGTTGGTTCAATCATCATCAGAGTCTCTTTTTACACTTATTCTTGCAACCTTCTAATCTGCAAGAAATTGGAATGACAAAATGTCTTCAGTTTGGATTGCGACATTTTGACCTTCTCCTTTTAGATTTAATGACTTTGATTTTTTTATTTCAGAAGCTGTAACTGTAGAAGGATCAAATGATTTGTCATCTAAGATAACTTCATCTATATCACAAAATACTTGTTCTTTCTTAACTTTAAAGTTAATAATTACTCTATTCATATAAACACCACTTATATATTATTTCAGCGGACCACTCGCTGATAACTAAAATTATACGCTTAGTATTTATTTTCACAATATTAATTTGTCACTGTGACGGAAAGGGTAGACGCTTAAAAATAAGGTCAATACGTCGAGGGATAACCTTAACGTTTTATGATTTGACCATGCAATGTTCGATTCATTGCCAGCGATTTTAGCAACTGAGGGTTGGAAATGGGCGCTCAAAGTACACGAGCAAGGCGAGGTCGATAGTAATCGATGGAATCGGTGTAGGTTGCTTGATAGAGCTATAACTGCATCTCATTGTTGAGATGTAGTTTTTACATATTAGATCACTCTTTGAGTGGCTTTTTATTTTGCACAAAGGAGGTAACAACAATGTATAGACCACGATACTTAGAACAGAAATACTTAGAACAGAAGTATGAAGTAATCACCGTTCATAAAGCTAATGGCGAAAAAGTATATGAGTTTAGAAGACCAATACAGAGTGATACATGCAAACGAAAGGAAAGCAATGAAGTTATTTCTTTTCGCAGAAGGAGAAAAGTCAAATGAGAAACTACTGGTATGTATCTTTGTCTAACAGATATCCGCAACCCAACACAGATGATCCAATCAGAGTAGTCCAATCAGTCCAAATCAAAAAGAAGTACTCCATCATTGAAATGACCAGAGAAGCTACACCGGAAGAGATCGATAAGTACAATCTTCGTTACTACGGCCATGGATATTGGAAAGATGAATATATTCAACAAAACATTGAGAGGTACATCAAATAAATGATAACTATGATTACATCAAGTTAATTGAGAAGATAAGAGCAGAGAAAGATATGGATGAACTGGCCACATTGTTTATGAACATCATTAGCCTAGTTGGGTTAAAGATGGATGAAGTAGCTGCACTAAATTATTTCATTGCTGAGCAAACAATTAGAGCTCAGCACAATGCTAAGTTCTTGAAAGATAGGCTAGATCTAGATGTAAAAGGATTAGGCGTTGAAGGGATATTCAAAGTGCAAGAAGCCTTAGTGAATGTTTATGTCGAAAAGATGCAATAGCATTAGCAAGTAATTATTAGATGTTTTTAGGAGGAAAACTATGAAATTAAAAGATTATATCAGAGAAGGGTATAACATTGTAACTACACCAAATCTAGCTTACAAAATTCAAGAAGATTATCCCAATGCTTTAGTGTTTACTGATAGAGCTTTAGATGCCATTCCTATAGGGAAGTTATTAGTTGATCGTTATTATAGCAATAATCCAGCTGTTCTTAGTGCTAAGCCACTTCAAAACGCTTATGCTATTGAACACTTTACTTGCGAGTTTACTGGATATGAGACGGTAGTACCAATGACAGGTGAGACAGGAAGAAAAGTAATTCAACAGATCAAAAAGAGGATTGCTGAATTGACGTTAGATGATGGAAGTAATACGAACCTTCTAGAAATCAAACTAAGAGATACTGACTCAGTACCTGAAGTGTATTACAAAGGTGAGAGGTTAGATGAATCTCCACACGGCTTAGTTGATATCTTATATCACTGGAAGACTGATGGCTTTGCTGATAATGATTATGGAGCTAACGATATCTCTATTGAATACTACGAGACGCTTAATAATAAACACCCAGACAGAAAGACCATCGGACACAAGAGAGATATGTAGATGATTGAAGTAACTACAAAAGAGGACAGAGCAAAGTTCTATTCATCATCACAGTGGAAGAAGCTGAGACTTCAAGTGTTAGAACGTGATCACTACGAGTGTCTGTGGTGTAAAGAAGAGGGTAAGGTTACAACTGTTAATGATGCTATCTTGGAAGTAGATCACATTAAAGAGCTTGAATATCATCCAGAACTTGCTACTGATATAGATAATCTAAGAACATTATGCAAAGAATGCCACAATAAACGGCATAGTCGTATGAATTATCGCGGAGCAGAACGTAAGAAAAAATTTGATGATGAATGGTGGTGACGATTTGGAAGAATTAGTTAACGGGATGTTTAATGTTTACTTGGAATTAATTAAACAAGAGGACGAAGAACAGGGTGAAAAAATCGAGCAAGTATTTATTTCGATGTTTAACTTAATGTCGGAAAAGGAACAAATTAAATGTAAGAAAGAAGCGTTAATCAAATTGTTGCAAGAGTTGTAAGCCCCCCCGGTCTAAAATATTTCAATGTTAAATGAGATTTGGAAACCGGTGGATGGGTCAACTCCACAGATCTATTGATGATACGCGTATAACCCCCTCCCCAGAAGAAAGGAAGTGATTGGATGGCGGATTTAAAAATCAGAAATGAAAAGGTAGCAGCTGAGGAAAAACGATTGAATGACTTATTTTACGATCTTACAGATGACAAGAAAAAAGTCGTTTCTGGATTAGTAACTCAAGCAGCTAGATTAAAAATTTTGTTAGATGAAATGTGGATTGATATTTCTGAAAAAGGAGATTATGAATTATTCTCACAGTCAGAAAATCAGATTCCTTACGAAAGGGAGCGGCCAGTTGCTAAACAATATAATGCACGAGATCAATCGTATCAGCGGATTGTCAAGCAGTTAACTGACTATTTGCCAGAAGAAAAACGAGAAGCTGCTACCACTGCAGCTTTGGATGGTAGTGATCTCATATGACGTTGCTACAACCATATTTTTTTGACGAATACGTGGACTTGTACGAGCGAGGTGCTATCCCGTTTAACAAGGAACGCATTCAACTAGTCGAGTATTTAAAAAAAGAAGTTCTGGTCCGAGATGATTTATATTTCGATAATGAAATGATTCAAAAATTTATTCTATATGCTGAGAAAAATTTTTTTCCTTTAGCAAAGTATCAAAAATTCATGACACCTTTCATTTTTCTTTACAAAAAAGAAGATGACGAGGTGTTTTTTAATGAAATTTTGAACTCGATAGCACGTGGTGGTGGTAAAAATGGTTTTATGTCAGCTAGAGACTCGTTTTTTATTTCCCCACTTTACGGAGTTCGAAACTACGATGTGACGATTACAGCCAATTCCGAAAAACAAGGGAAAGTGAGTTTTAAAGAAGTTTATGAAACCGTTCAAGCAAAACGTTTAGAACAGCAATTTTACCTGACAAAAATGGCAATCACGAGCCGAGTTACGAATTCTATCTTTAGTTATCGGACGAATAATCCTAAAACCATGGATAGTGCCCGTGATGGATGTCTTGAATTTGATGAAATCCATATGTTTGAAAACTCGGATATTGTTGATATCCAGCGAAGTGGATTAGGGAAAATCAAACATCCACGCACATTTTACAACGGTACAAACGGGCATGTTCGAGAAGGCTTTTATGACCGGACATTAGAAAGAGCACAGAAAATTTTTAGTGGAGAAAACAAGAACGACCGTTTGTTTCCATTTATTTGTAAACTCGACACGATCGAAGAGATGGAAAAACCGGAATTATGGTCTAAAGCGAATCCGATGTTCGAAGAAGATTCTCCTTACGCCAAACGCTTGTATCAAACTGTTATGGACGAATACCTAAAGTTAGAAGAAGAGCCGTCTGGTCGCCGGGAGTTTGTCGTCAAACGGATGAATTTTACCGAAGGCGATATGGAATCAGATATTACTACGCACGAAAAATTACTAGCTACTAATCAGCCGATTGGTGATTTAAAAGGAAAATCGTGTGTCGCTGGCTTTGACTATGCGGAAATTCGAGATTTTGCCAGTGTTGGGCTGCTGTTTAAACACGATGAAAAATTCATCTGGTTGCAACATAGTTTTGCTAGAAAAGAATTTCTAGATGCGTTCAAAATCAAAGCACCAATCAAAGAATGGGCAGATAAAGGAATATTTACAATCGTGGATGCTCCTTCAATTTCTCCTCAACTACTAATTGATTGGTTGAATGAAAAACGTGAATTGTATCAGATTGAAATGGTGTGCGCCGATGGTTATCGAATGGACCTGCTGCAACCGCTATTGGAAAAAGAAGGTTACAACTATGAATTCATTCGGAATATTCGAGGTGTGCAGTCTAAAGTGGCACCAATAATTGAAGATGGGTTTGCTAATGAGAAATTTATTTTTGGCGATGATCCTTCGATGAGGTGGTACACCAATAACAGTTATGCAAAAGTTGATAAATCTGGTAATAAAACGTTTTTGAAAAAAGAACCAGTCCGTCGAAAAACAGACGGCTTCCATGCCTTCTTGGCTGCTTTATATAAACGAGAAGAGATCCAAGATGTTGATTTGGAGGGCTTCTTTGACATGATGGAAGATTGGGATTTTTAAAGCAGCGAAGGGAGGTGAGTAAATATTGGGAGTATTTCAATCGTTTTTTGATATTTTCAAAAAAAATTCAGAGATTGAATTAAGTTACGACTTTGACACGTTGATTGACGAATACAACACGCTGTATTTGAAGCATTTAGCAATCGATACCTGTGCAGAATTTATAGCACGAATATTCAGCCGGTCAGAGTTTCGAATTCGGAAAAACGGGCAGCCGATCACGAACGAGTGGACGTATTTATTAAATGTACGCCCGAATCTGGATCAATCAGCTTCTTCGTTTTGGCAACAAGTCGTTTACAAGCTAATCACTGAAAACGAAGTATTGATCGTACTTTCTGACGATGATCAATTGTTGATTGCTGAAAGCTACGTTCGAAAAGAATATGCGTTGTATGACGATGTTTTTGAAAGTGTGGGGATGAAAGGCTACGAGTTCAAACGAAAGTTTCCGATGAGTGAAGTCATTTTTTTACAATACAACAACAACGACTTGAATAGATATGTTCGTGGATTGTACGAAGATTACGCTTCTCTCTACAACCGAATGGTTGAAGTAGCTATGCGAAATCATCAGATTAGAGCGACGGTCGGAGGTAAAGAAGGCCGAGGTTTTGATGACAAATTACAAAAGAAAGCTCAATCTTATATTGATAAACTGTACGAAAAATTTCGAAAAGACTCAGTTGCTATTATTCCGATGCAACAAGGGCTGGAGTATAACGAACTCACGAATACAGTTGGCGAAACTAATCAATCTATTGATGAGCTCAAGAAACTGAAACGCCAGTTTGTGGATGAGGTTGCCGACATTTTAGGTATTCCTTCAACAATTTTGCATGGAGAGTTAGCTGATTTAGAAAGCGCTCAGACAGTATTGAATAAATATTGTGTGAAATCTTTGAACAAAAAGATTGAAGACGAATTGAACGCAAAGACAATCAGTAAGGCGGAATACGTTGCTGGAATGGAAGTTAAAGTCGTTGGTGTGGATAAAAAAGATATCTTTGATTTGGCAGACGCAGTAGATAAGTTAATTTCAAGCGGTGGATTCAATCGGAATGAAATTCGTGAAGAAGTCGATTACGAAAGTATCGAAGGCGGCGATGAGTTTTACATTACCAAAAACTACGAGAAAGCGAAAGGAGGGGAGGAAGTAAATGACGAAACTGGAAATTAAAGGAACGATTATTTCTAATAATCAAAAATGGATTTACGATTTGTTTGAAATGGACAGCACATCACCGAAAGATATTTTATTGCCTGAAAACAACGAACCGCTAGAGGTCGTGATTAATTCGGGAGGTGGTGACGTATATGCAGGTAGTGAGATTTACACAACTTTGCGCGCTTATCAAGGTGACGTGACTGTGAAAATCGTAGGTATTGCTGCAAGCGCCGCAAGCGTGATTGCAATGGCTGGAGACACAATTGAAATCAGCCCGACTGCTCAAATTATGATTCATAATGTTTCAAGCGCTGCTGCTGGCGATCATCGAACGTTAGCTCACGAAGCAGAAGTATTGAAAAATTATAACTCATCAATTGCGAATGCTTATATTGCAAAAACGGGCATTGAAGAAGCTGAATTGCTGGAATTGATGAATCATGAAACGTGGCTTACCGCTGAACAAGCAGTAGAAAACGGTTTCGCTGATAAAGTCATGTTTGAAAACAATGAAGCGCCGTTGCTGGTTGCGAGTGTGTCACCGGTTATTCCGCCAGACGCGATTTCAAAATTGGCAGAAAAGTTAAAACCGCAGTTTGATTTAGATGAATTGGCAAACAAAGTAGCGGAAAAACTAAATACTGAAAAACAAGAATCGATTGAACCAGAAAATGCTGGTTTGAAACGGTTCTTTTTTTAATAAAAAAATAAGGAGGTCATACTGAATGACTATGAAACTATCAAACGAATTCAAAACAATTCGTGACAACTTTTTAGCTGCTGTTAATGCTAATGAGCCAGCGGAAAAACAAAATGAGCTTTACGGAGCGATGCTTGATGAATTACTTAACGAAGCGAAAAAACAAGCTCGTGCTGAAGCAGAAGGATTGATTGCTGCAAACCCGGCAGACGCAAAATTATCTGCTCGTGAACGGAAATTCTTTAATGCAATTACAACTGATGTGGGCTACAAAGAAGAAAAATTATTGCCACAAGAAACAATTGACCGTATTTTTGAAAATTTAACAACCGCTCATCCATTGTTAGCAGAAATCGGTATGGTAAACGCTGGATTGCGTTTGAAATTCTTAAAGTCTGAGACTAGTGGCGTGGCTGTTTGGGGTAAGATTTTCGGAGAAATCAAAGGTCAATTGGACGCTGCATTCAGTGAAGAAGAAGCGATTCAAAATAAATTAACGGCGTTCGTTGTAATTCCGAAAGATTTGAAAGACTTTGGCCCTGCTTGGATCGAATCTTTTGTATCTACTCAAATCGATGAAGCTTTTGCAGTCGCTTTAGAAGCGGCGTTCTTAGCAGGAGACGGAAACGGCAAGCCAATCGGCTTAAATCGTCAAGTTCAAAAAGGTGTTTCAATTATAGGCGGAGTATATCCCGAAAAAACTTCAATTGGTGACTTAACTTTTGCTGATTCTGCTACTACAGTCAAAGAACTAACGAACGTATACAAACACCATTCCACTGACGAAAAAGGTCGTGCTGTTGCTGTTGATGGCAAAGTAGTCATGGTTGTTAACCCTGCTGATGCTTGGGATGTTAAACGCCAATACACTTCTTTAAATGCGCAAGGCGTATACGTAACCGCTCTCCCTTATAATCTTAAAATCGTTGAATCTTTAGCACAAGTGAGTAAAAAAGTTGTTACTTTTGTTAACGGTCGTTATGACGCTTATATCGGCGGAGGAATCACATTGCGCAAATACGATCAAACGTTAGCAATCGAAGACATGGATTTGTATACTGCTAAACAATTTGCTTATGGAAAAGCAAAAGATGATAAAGCTGCTGCAGTGTGGGGATTAAAAGTATCCGAGGGAAAATAGAGTCCCCCGCAGTTATTAATGTTGAACCGACAAGTGACGGAGCAACAATTGCACTGCGATAGAAAGGGGCGTTTCTATTGGATGAGAAATTGCTAAAAGATTTCAAATCGCGGATGAGAATCTTTCATACTGCTGACGATGACAACTTAGAAAATATTTTGGAAAGTTCAACTGCGGCAATAAAGCGTTGGTGCGGAAGTGAAGATATTACTAAGCCAGAAATTCGAGAATTAATCATTGAGCGTAGCAGATACGTTTACAATGATTCTCTCGAATTTTTTAATGAAAATTTTTTGTCCGAATTAATGGCCGTCTCTCTCTCGAATTATGTGGAGGAGGACGTTAGCGATGAAGAAACCAACGTTTGAGTATCAGAAGCCTAAAGTTAATAATGGTGCGATGAGAACGCCAGTTGAATTTTTTAGCTATAAGCCAAAACCAGGGCCGATGCCTGGTGAAGAAGAAAAACAAATTATTTTTAACTGCTTTGCTGAAATATATAATCCGTCGATGAAAGATTTAGAAATTTTAAACTCTAAAACGACTAAGCAGGCGGTTACAGTTACTATCCGAGATCCGCAAGAAGACTATTTAGTCTCTAATAAACATTATGTGGAGATTCTAGACAGGCGCTATAGCGGAATCAGGTGGAATATTGCTGATGTTCGAAATGATTTTACGGATAATCGTTTCGTTACGATTCTTTTGGCGGTGTATGCCGATGAATAGCGTAGAAGTTAAAGGCGTAAACGAAACGTTAAAAGCAATGGAAAAAAGACTTGGTGATAAAAAAGTCCGATCGATTGCTCACAAAGCAATCAATACCGGCGCTGAAAAAGTCGAGAAACGACTACAATCTGACATGCTCGTTTTCAAAGATACTGGCTACACGATTGATGAAGTTGTCCGTAAAAACGCAACGTACAGAAACTACAAAGCTGAGGCTGAGATAGGATGGAACGGACCCCATCAGCGTTACAGGATTATTCATTTGAACGAATGGGGCTATACGAGAAACGGTCGCCAAATAAAACCACGCGGGTTTGGCGTTATCACAAAATCGTTAAAGAATTCTGAACCCGTGTACTTCGAGACAGTGGCATCGGAGGTAAAGAGAAACCTATGAAAGATATGCTTGTTAATATCTATGAATTGCTGTGTAACAATGAATACATCAAAAATATGACGTTCAATGATGAAACAGAAGAATATCGTATCAAGTATTATGAACAGCCAGAAACGGCGGATAAGACTGGGGCGTTCATCACAATTAGACCTGTGGACGTCCCAAACGAAGCTTATCACGGAAGCGATAAAGAACTTTCTATTGAACATCTAATACAAATTGATGTTGAGTCTAAGTACAGAGCAACATGCAAACAAATGCAATATGAAATTAAAAAAGAGATGAAGAAGCTTGGCTTTGGGCAAGTAAATGGTCAAGGTTTAGACGAATACTTCTCGGAGGCTAGACGTTATGTAGACGCTCGACGATATGACGGGAATACACGAATTTACGATACACAATATTAAAACAGAATAACAGGAATTAAGACACGAAAACTCGTGTCTTTTTTTGTTGTCAAAAAAAATTGAAAGAGAGTGATTATATTGACACTTGTAGGATTTAAAAAAATGACAATCGGAATTTTTGATAAGGACGGTAAAATTCCAAAAGTTAATCAATTTGTTATTGAAGGTAAACAGGACAAAGGTGCAACAGTATCCGCAGAAATTAGCGGTTTATCAAAAGAATCTACGAAAGTTTATGGATCAGATATTGCATACTACATTTCACAAAAAGGGACAGGCGATGTTTCAGCGACATTTGGATTGTTAGATTTACCAGAAGATTTGAACGATAAAATTTTAGGATATAAAACGAATGACAACAAAATTAGCTTCTTAGGTGAAGATACTGAACCACCATATTGTGCAGTTTTAATGGAATCTGCTGATTTAAGTGGTGAAACAGCTATGTTAACTATTTTTAAAGGTAAATTCAGTCGAGAATCAATTAATTTGAATACAACTACTAACGAAGCATTCGAACCTGAAGCAGAAGAGTATGTATTCTCTGCTATTGCTAATGATACAGAAGGCGATGCGAAGGGGCAATCGGTTGCTAAATATGTCGGTAAGGAAGAAGCAGCTATCACAGCATTGCGTACTATGACTTTTCCAGCGGGGGAGTAGTTAGCCCTGTCGTTGGAGAAGTTACCCCAACGACGAATGGGGCAACAATCGCACTAAGTTAGGAGAATGATCATGCCAGAAACATTTAAAATTTATAAAAAAGATGGAACCAAAGTTGTGGAGGGCACAAGCCCTCTTTCTATCACTGGTATTGCAGCAAATACACAAGTTGTACAGGGTGATTATCAAGCAGTTCGAGTAACTAATGATGTTGAATCGGCGAAAGTTGATATTCCAGCTTTTAAGACATTGCCCGAACAAGAACCGGAAACACCCGGCTTTGATCCTAAAGGAGACGTAAAGCCAACAAATGACAATACTGTTGAAGAAATTAAAGCATGGTTGACAGCACATGGTATTGATTACATTGGAAAGACGCTTAAATCAGATTTGCTTGCATTAGTACCAGCATAGTTTTTTTAGAGGACTGTAGTAGTCCTCTTTTTTATTTGAAAATATTAGGAGGAAATCATAGATGGCACAAGTTCGAATTGAATTAAAAAATAAAAAAGGCAAAAAAGAAGTCTTTGAGAAATTAGAAACAACCGGGAAAGACTATCGTTTAGCTTTACAAACAATTAAAAAATTAAATGCAGAAAAAATCATGGTGTGGGATCAGTTAGATATTTATTTAGCTTTTGCAGTGGAAATTTTCAAAGCAGACAAATTGACCTCTGATCAAATTTTAGATGGGTTGCCTTCTGAAACAACTCGCGAAACATTAGACGGTCTATTAGGACAGGTAATGGGGATTGAAAGCGATCCAGATCCAGAAGCAAAAAAGTAACCCCAGAAGAAGCGGAAGAAATGTATATGGAACTGTGTAGAGAATTAACGAAACAGGGATGGTCTCTCTCTGATATTGAAAATAATTCTTTTGACACGTTAATTGAAATTGCTTGTGTAAGTCCGAAAAAAGAAAAATCAAAAGAAGTCGAACTAAAAGATTTCATCAAATCCATTTAGGAAAGGAGGAAAATTATGGCAAACGGAAAACCAATTGGAAATATGAAGGTTATTTTGGATTTGGATAGTTCCGCCTTTTCTAAAGGACTAGAAGGTGCTAAAAAAAGCGTCGCTTATAACACAAAGGCTATGAAGGCCCAGATGCAAGTGATGAATTACTCAGGCGACAAAGTGGGTGCTTTGCAAGCCAAATATGACGGACTTAGCAAAACGCTTAGCTCTAACGAAAAGTACATGAGTAAGTTAAAGACTCAGTATGATAAAAGCTTCGACGCGAATGGTAAAGCAACGGCTTCCACTGCTAAATATGCAAATGAATTGAATCAAGCGATTGCTAAGTCTGCTAGTTATGAAGCTCAGATGAAAACTACTACAGGACAAATTGCCCGCATGAAGGTAGAAACAGAAGGTGTAACTGGGAAACTTAAAGCACAATCTGATCAGTGGATTAAGTCAGGAAATAAAATTGAATCTTTCGGTAAAAAAATGTCTAGCATAGGAAGCACATTGACCATGTCTGTTACAGCGCCGATCGCTGCTGGGTTTGGATTGGCTACTAAGAAGGCTGTTGATTTTCAAACTCAAATTGGTGAAATTGGTCCATTGTTGACCAACGGTGGGAAAATGACAACCGAATATCGCAATCAATTAGATCAGATGTCTGATAGCTCGAAAAAATGGGCGAAGGAATATGGTGTTTCTACTACTGAAATAAATACTGGTTTAGCAGAAATTGTTCGTAAAGGTTATGACGCGAATCAAACGCTTGGTGTAATGCCTTCTATTTTAGATGCTACCAAAGCATCCGGGGATGACTTCAACGATGTAATGAATGTAACTACAGAAGTAATCAGTCAATTTAATTTGAAAGGTAAGGACTACAATAGCACAGTTAAAAATGCTACGCGAGTAACAGATGCATTGACTTACGTGGCTAATGCAACTTCTGCTGGATTTTCCGATCTAGGATTAGCGATGGGGTATGTTGGTCCGGTGGCAAACAGCTTGGGGATGGATGTTGAAGAAACAGCGTCAGCTATCGGATTACTTAGTGATGCAGGTATCGGTGGAGAAAAAGCCGGGACAGCACTACGAGGGGCTTTGACACGCTTATTGAAACCATCAGAACAAAATATTGCCGGCTTTGAACAGTTAGGAATTTCTGTGGATGAGTTTAAAAACGGTACACTCACCCTCCCAGACATGCTCAACAAGATCAAAACGAACACTGAAGGCTGGACAGATGCCCAGCGCACGTCTGCAATCGCATTGGCATTTGGTACAGAATCGCAATCAGCGATGAATGTTTTGGTCAATCAAGGCGGAGATGCTCTAAAAGGATTGACTAAAGAAACTTACGATGCGAATGGTGCAACGAAAGAAATTGCAAAATCGATGAACAATTTGCCGGCTAACAAATTAGCTCGATTTAAAGAATCTTTGAATGTGTTAGCTATTACAGCTGGTGAAAAGTTGCTCCCTATCTTTACCCCAATCATTGAAAAATCAACCAAACTAATCAATAAGTTTTCAGAACTTGATGATGCATCGCAGAAAAATATCATTAAGTGGGTTGGCATAGCAGCAGCAGCTGGTCCTACTTTGAAATTGCTTGGCGGTGGTATTGCTGTAGTTGGAAAAACTCAAACAGCTGTAGGAAAATTAACTGGTAGTTTGGTTGACTTAGTTGCGAAAGCTGCTCAAAAAAAGGCAATGGATAGTTTTTCTACAACAGTTACTACTATTGGAACCACAGCTGCTAAGACCGCAGGCGCAGGTGGGCTAGGTAGTTTAACTTCTGCTTTAGGTCAGTCAGCAAGCGCAGCGAGTGCGGCAGCAGGTTCTGGTGGTATCGGCGCATTTACTGGTTCACTAGGTCTATTAAGTCCTGCGCTTCTTGGTATCGTTGGAGTAGGTGGTGCGCTGGCTCTAGGTTATGGTGCATGGAAAACTTTTGGAGAAGAAGCGTGGAATTCTTCTCAACGTGTAAAAGAGTGGGGATCTGACGTCGGCTCCCAAGTTGATAGTACTTTAGATACTGTAAAAGAAAAAACAAACGAAACCTCGGGTCAATTTGGTCTAATGGTTCAAGGGTTCGATCAAGATACTGGGCCTATGGTCAAAAATTTTGAAACCATCGGCGCTACAATTGAATCTAGTTTAACTAAAAAAGTAGAAGGATTAGATAATCTATTAAAGAATCTACCTGGAACCGTGACTGATTCAATGAAAGAAATTATTGAAAATGAAAAAGAAATGAATCAGTCAGCTCTGGAAAAAATCCAAGAAAATAATGATCGCATTAAAGAAATAAGAGAAAAAGCGTCAAAGGAACATCGTGACATAAGTGTCGCAGAAGCGCAGATGATTAGTGATCTCTCGAAAAATACAGCTGAACAATATGTTAATACTTTAGATGTATCTGCTGAACAACGTAAAGCTATATTAAATTCTATGACTGGGGATGTATCCCAAGCTAGTAAAGAGCAAGCTGAGACTTGGCTTAAATCTTTAGGAGAACAAAGAAATGCCTCTCAAAATCATACAGCACAAATGAGAAAAGAACAGGAAAAATGGTTAAAAGATTGGGGCTATAATCTTGACGGTGAATTTGCCCAAAAATATTTAGCTGAATGGGATAAAATCAATGACGCAACAACTGATGGTTTCGATAGTCAAATAGCTGCAATTGTTGAAAAATATCCTGAATTAGCTGATAAAATTCACCTTGCAACAGGAGAAGTAATAGCAGCTAGTGCGAATACAAGCCAATATCTTATTGAGGATAACCAAAAGCTTCTAGACAATGCTGGCTATATGGCTGATAAACTAGCTGAAAATGCAAAAAAGAATGCTGATACATTAAAATGGGTGGCTAAAGAAGGAACTGACGGTGCAAAAGAATGGAACTCTTTAGAGCTTCTTGATAAAGAAGGAAACGTAAAGACGAACGCCCCAGAAATAATTAAAGAAGCTTCAAAAAATATTACAACATGGAATAACCTTAAGATGGTTTTACATGATGCAAATATAGATAGTAATGCTAAAAAAATGATTGGCGAAGCGGCGATAGCTAATGATTTGTGGCGTGGCATGGCTTGGGAAGACAAAGAAGCGGTGCTTCAAGACGAATTTAGCATTAATGTTTATAAAGCATTAGAATCTTCCGGAAAATGGGATGAGCTTGATTTTGAGCAGAAGAAAGCTGTTCTATACTCGAATACTCCTGAAGTGATGGCTGAAACTTTATTTAATTTAGGTTTGTGGAATGACTATCAACCAGAAATTAAAAACTTGAATGCAAAAAATTATGATTTTCTACAAACACTTTCTAAATCTGAGGAAAAATTAAAAATTTGGAATGAGATACCAGTTGACATTAAGGAATTATTTGCAAAGAATACTGATTTTCTGAATAAGATATTTTCTTCAGAAGAAAAATTGAATCTATGGAATTCAATTCCTGATTCAGAGAAAAAACTTCTTGCTGATAACATGGATTTTTTAACAAAAATCTCAACATCTAAAGAAACTTTGAACCAATGGAATCAGTTGCCAACTGATCAAAAAAACATCTTAGCTAATAATGAAGATTTGTTAAACAAAATATTTGCATCAGAAGAATCTTTCAATGCATGGAAAGCAATTCCTGATCCGGTCAAGCGTATGCTTGGAGATAATGTTGATATTTTAACTAAAGTCAAAGATGGAACTATTAGCATCGAAGACTATAACAAAAATGTACTTCCTCTATTGAAGAAACTGTTCGGCGATAATTCAAGCTTAACTGGCGCGGTAGGTGATGCATCAGCTACTATTGATAACTATAACAAGAATGTATTCCTAAACGATAAAACTGCAGTAGGACACGATGAGGCTTCACAAGCTGCTAAAGATGCATTTGACGCATTCAACATCTTCCAAACAAAAATACCAGATAAAATTACTAAAACTGTATCAGCTGATTTTATAGGTCCTATGCCGAAAAATGCGAAAGGAACAAACTTCCATCCTGGCGGAGCAGCTATGGTAAACGATCAAAAAGGATCTGCTTATGAAGAGCTTATAACCTTGCCAAGCGGAGAAGCTTTTATACCTAAAGGACGTAATGTCGTTTTAGACTTACCAAGAGGTTCGAAAGTACTGAACGCCACTAAAACTAAACGTCTAGTGCCTAAATATGCTGATGGTATAGGAAACATAACGACGGTTTCATCTACGCTAAACTTAGATGCTTTAATTTTAGCTATTAACGAGCTAACGACAGTATTAAGAAGTCAGCAGCCAATAAGTAATCAGTCAACAACAGATACAAAGGTTGCGCAACCGATTATTCCTGACGCTTTATCAGAAAAATCAGATCAATATCTTTCCATTGGATCAGAGTGGCTGACTAATTTAATGAACGGCTGGAACTCAGTTGTTCCTCAATACATGAGCAGCGAAACGCTCTTTATTACGAATTATCTTAATGCCCTTAAATCGCAAAATAATCCTAGTTACCTACAGGGGGCAACTTGGAATAAGAATTTGATGAATGGCTGGAACAGCTTAACTGGCACGTTCATTGCTACAATTAATTCATTTTGCAATCAAGCGATGGTGACGCTTAGAAACTACAACACGCCTATGTACAATAACGGGCGAACTTGGCAGCAGAACAATCTAAACGGTTGGAATTCGTTATACGGATCATTTATAGCCCGTGTAAACCAACTCGGCAATGATTCGATTAACAATCTTCGTTCTAAAAATGGCGGATTTTACAATGCAGGCTCATTCCTGCTGCAGTCATTAATCAATGGAATGAATTCAATGGGCAATTCTCTAGCTTCTACAATGAACAGCGTAGCGAATACGATGGTCGGAGGCATGGGAAAAGGTGTTAATGGCGTTATCTCTGGCGTTAACTATGTTCTTAAAGAAGTAGAGTCAAGCAAGAGTATTGGTAACTGGGCAATCCCTCAATATGCTAAGGGAACTGAAGGTCATCCAGGCGGACTCGCTATGATTAACGACCAAAAAGGATTCGTACATGAAGAATATGTTCAGATGCCTGACGGTCGTGGGTTTATTGCTAAAGGTCGGGATCTCTTGGTTAACCTACCTAAAGGAGCCCAAGTATTAAATGCTTCCCTAACCAAAAAATTAAAAGAACGATTAAATGTTCCGCGTTATGAAAATGGTGTCGGAAATTTAGATATCGTTGATTTACTTGATGATGAAAAAAGAATGTTGGAATTCTTAACTAGCAAAGTTGATTTTTCAGGTATTAATGAGCGGTGGCTCGATATGACTAAATCAGGAACCAATTTGATGTCTAAAGCTGCAAACACAATGCTTCAATCGAAATTGAGTGAATTCTTTACTCATGGAAATTTTGACGGGGCAGTTAATGCCAACGGCGTTTATCAATATTTAGTTGACGTCGCACAGAAAGTGATGGGTAAGTTCCCAGGACTTACGGTAACGTCGGGTTATCGAGCAGGAGATGCTTATTATCACGGAAAACGTCAAGCTATTGACTTAGCTTATCCAGGTATATCAGGAGATCCTAGATATACAGCAGCTGCTAATTATGCTTTCGAGAAATTCCCTTCAAAAATTGCGTATGTCATTACGAATGGGCGTGTACGTGACCGTGCCGGGTTATCCGGAACTGGCGCAAGCGAACAATGGACGAACTGGCCAGATGGTGATCACTTTGATCATATCCACCTAAACGGTTCAATGGGCTCAGGGGATATATTCACTGGTGGTGGAGCTGGAGGCGGTGGTGTTGCACGTTGGCGTTCTTATGTGTCTAAAGCATTGAAAATGAATGGGTTGCCAGCTACAGCAGCGTATATAAATGCATGGATGTCCCAAATCCAAACGGAGTCTGGTGGTAATGAGAGAGCAATTGGTGGCACTGATGGGCTCGCAGAAGGAAATGCGACGGGGTTACTTCAAACAAAACCCGGAACTTTTGCAGCGAATGCTTTTCCTGGTCACGGAAATATTATGAACGGCTTCGATAATATGTTAGCGGCTATCAATTACGCTAAGAAACGTTATGGGGTTGCTGGCATGTTGCAAGTTATAGGGAGAGGTCACGGTTATGCCAACGGTGGTTTGATCACTAAAGATGGCCTTTACAGAGCTGGTGAAGGAAATAAACCAGAAATGGTTATTCCATTGACAAGAAAAACAAGAGCTATCGAGCTTATGGGGCAAGCACTAGCTTTTCTTTCTGGCGATGACAAGAAACGTTCCAATACTACAAATACAGCTGATAATTCAGCAGAGCTTGTAACTTTGATTAAACAGCAACAAAAACAACATAATGAGTTAATGATGATTCTTAGAGCAATTCTTGGAAAAGATTTAAGCCTCAAGTCTTCTGACATTGGGCAAGCTGCTAATCATTATATGGGCTCTGATTTGAATAAACTTCGATATACGAATGGAGGTGTTTGATAATTGTTTTACAAATTACAGTTCAATCAAAATGGGAAGTTGTTTGATCCGCAAAGAAAAGAAAAAATTGTATGTAAAGAAATCAAACGTCAAGCACCAGTGTATGAAGTGAATTACGAAGATTTTGAAGGAACGAACGGTAGCAGAGAATCTAATGCTAGTTTTCGTCCTTTTGAATTAGTGCTGACTTTTGATATCTTTTACAAAAATAAGCATGATAAAGAACTACTATTAACAGAGTTCTATGAGCTAATTTTTGTTGGTTATCAATATTACATTTCCTATGATTTAAGTCCAGGGAAAAGATTTAAAGTAAATCCAACAAATTTCGAAATTACTGAGGAAGAGAACGATTATTCTACGATAGAAATAACCTTTAATATTCCATCAGGGAGTTCTGAATCCATCGCCACTACTTTGTCGGATTTTAACCTAGAGGAAGAATGGCAGTTTTCGCAAGGTCTAGTGGCGGAAGATTACAAGTACACGCATCAGACTAGTCACTTCATTATTTATAATGCTGGAAGCTTCGAGATTGACCCGCGAGAACATTATCTGCGTATTGCGGTAGAAGGGGAGTCAGAGGGCAACGTGACAATCTTCAATAAAACTACTGGTGATCGATTTGTTTATTATCCCTCGCTTTCTACGAATCTTGGACAGACATTGGTCTTAGATGGCGTGATTCCAAAATTGAACGGCGTGAGTTGTGGAATTAATACGAATCATGGTCTGATTAATTTGGTTGAGGGTGTCAATGAAATCGAGATTCAAAATATTACTCGAGTGAAATCTTCGTGGGATTTCCGATTCTTGTATAAGTAGGTGATTGAGTGACTGATTTAATTATTCGAAATTATGAACAAACCAAAGAAGAAATCCTTGTCGACTATGACAAGGGTTCTTTTTATGAAAATTGGCAACAAAACGAAACATGGGAGATTAGCTTTACTGTTACCAGCAATTCGTTGAATCAGGAAGTGTTTGATTTAGTCGAATACGAGTCTTCGGTTTTCTACAACGGACAGGAATTTGTGATCAAAGAAATGACTCGCAAAGCACTTGGACAGTTGTTGACGAAACAAGTGGTTGCGACACATATCTATTACACCGTTCAAGATGGATACCAATATAATACAGTGACTGGTGCAAGATCTATTAGTCAATTACTGACACATGTTTTTAGCTCCGGTAGTCGCGGCTTTACATGGGAAGTCATTGATCCAAACAAAAAATTTCTTACCGTTGAACAAGAAAATTTTGGTAACGCGAATTACTTGAAGCTGATCAATGAGATTCTATCTGACTATAATGCAGTCGTGATTCCGAATAATAAACATCTAACTTTCTATCATGCCAGCGAGTACGGTCAGCGGACAGAAGAACAGATTCGTTATAAGTACAATACAGATGAAGTTTCATTCGATATTGATACGTACAGTCTAAAAACACAAATCAAGGGTTATGGAAAGTTAAAAGATGGAGCGAGTACTGAGGATCCTAAAGACAGTGATTATAGATTTACTCCTATCACTTACACAAGTCCTGAATCACAGAAGTGGGGAATCAGGATACAAGATCCTGTTAGCGATGAGCGCTACACCGTATCAGTAAACATGATTGAGCGGTTAAAGACAGACCTGCAAGATTATCCTAGCATTTCAGGATCTGTAACGTTGAAATGGAAAATCAGCCCTAACAAAGGAGATTATGTCCCGTTCATCTATGAACCTCTGAATATCAATACCTATATTCAAGTGGTAGGAATCAAGACGTATCCAGCGATACCAAATAAGCCACCAGAAATCACATTGAGCAACACAAAGAAAACAATGACTGCAATTCTCGCTAATCTAACGAAAAAAGGAGTGATTTAGTTGGAATTAGAAAAATTGAAGAATAACCGAATTTCCAACGAGTGGAAACAAACATTCAATGACAATGTGGACTACTTAGAAAATTTGGAAAAAAATTTAGACGAACAGCACAAATCAACGAATAGTCGTATTGATAATCTCGTGCTTCATTCAGGTGGCGAATCGCCGAATGAAGTGGTTGATGCACGAGTTAACAATAAAGGGGAAGTTTTTGACACACTGCATGGCAGACAATTGAACAAGTCTGTCCAACAGATTATTGGTGGGTATAGTGAGCCAATAAATATGTACGTTTCAAAAAACGGTAGCGATATTTCTGGTGATGGATCTGAAGAAAAGCCATTTCTTACCATCCAAACAGCAGTCAATAATATTCCTCTGATCACAACAGGTTCTATTACGATTTGGATTGATAGCGGAGTTTACTTNGAAGATGTGATGATTCAGAATTTAAATTTTACATCCTTTTTGATTCGTCCCATAGATAATTTCAATGCTGTTGATCCCTTAAAATCAGATTTACCTGTCAAAGTTCGATCCATTTGTTTCACTGCTTGCAAAGGTTATTGTCAAGTTGCTGGAATGCAAATTGTGGATACAGCAAACGGAGCAGACTATGGAATCAGAAATGANAAATTTCTGGTTATGGACTAGTTATCACGAAAGGCACGGTGTTGTCTTAATGGTATACAAAACAAATGAATCGATCATTGTGATTCAAGCAGAAGCCACTAGTCCAAACAGGACGAATGTTGTTTTTTGGTCGCATGATCGAGGAACAGCTAAGCTTCGAATGAAGTTAGTTCGGAAAAACGGCATCCCTCAAAGCTTACCCGAAGGGACAACTGTTCCGATTCGCTTGATGTTCAAATCTGCAACGGCAGAAGGTGGTTATGGTAAACATGACTATCTAGCTACGGTAGAAGATCCTGTGAATGGGATTGTTTCTATTGTGTTAGAGGATAATATACTGGGATACGTAGGCACCGTAGAAGGTAGCGTATATATTGATTTCCCAAACGACCGCTCGTTAGATACAGCTGGTCGTTTTACTTTTTATATCAAACGCAGTCCAATTGATGATAGTACGCCAGAACTAGAAGATTATTATTTCAATGGTTTCAGTCAGACCATTGATAAAATCGAAAAAATTCTAGCTGATGGAAAGTTAGAGATTGAACAGAAAATTGCGGAATCTAAAACGCAGATTAATGCGAAATTAAAAGACACAAACGACAAAATCACGAAAGCCAATCAAGATGTCGCAACTCTCAATACTAATATTGATAAGGCAAATAACCGTATTGATCAAACCAATCAGCAAATCGGCGACCTCGGCAAGCTGAAGAAAATGTACAGTAACAGCATCGACTTCGGGGACTATGATTATTCGGGAAGACCTAACTTAATGAAAAATGTAACCAACAATAGTTGGACGGCTGATGGTGCTATGAAGGTAACTGCAATAGATGATTACCTAGAGCTAGTAAAAGATACTGCTGGACGTTATGGTAATGCAACAATTTATAATATCCCTTCTTTAAGGTCATCTTCTCAATATACTACCTCTTTAGAGTTTTATATTAAATCAGGTACTTCTGCAGAAGATTTAAAAAAATGTAATATTGCTATCGAAGCAACTAACACAAGTGGGCAAGTATATTATGGCGTTATCTATATGAGTGAGGTAACTAAGATAGATGAATGGGTTAATCTTTCAAACACATTTACTACCAATACTTATACCGATAAACTGACTAATTGGAAGTTTCGAGTATATATCGCTTCAGATGTGGTTGTTTCTATGAGAATTAGAAATACTATTAAGATTGAAAAAGGTTCGACAGCTACACCATATCAACCAAATTTACTCGATGCGCCGTATTATTTGAGCAAGGTGGCTTTGGGTAAGAATATTGCTAATAAGTCTGTAAAATTTCCTATAAATGCAAGTACTTATCCTTTATACTCAGCTGATATGCAAGAACCATTTATAGTTGGTCAAACGTATACTCTCACGATAAAAGCCACTAAACCCTCAACTCAACAGTTCAGGGCATACAATGATGGTGATACGCCTCTAGGATATTTTGCGCCAGTCGAGGGGTTAACAGATGTGTGGTCGTGTAATTTTATTCCTACAAAAGTTTCCACCACATCACCAAAACTACTGTCTATTTATCAAGCGCCAAATACGACACTGGGTGCATGCCAAATTGACTGGCTCAAAATCGAAAAAGGCGGAACACGAACACCGAATATCCAACAATACAAATACTTTGGTGAAGGCTTGAAAGACAGCAATGACCCAAATGACTATAGCTGGGATATCACACCAGAATATGCTGAAAAAAGTTTGAACAATACGGTCAGTCTGACTGAACCACAAACTGTTTTAGGGCTAAAAAATTTTTCTGATGGTATTCAAATAGCTGGTGATCGTGTAGTTGGTGAAAATGAACATGTTGTATACACGCTAGATGCATCGAACAGCAAATCCTTCATTGATGGCTATGCAACATTTATTAAACACGGAAAAACGGTTATAGCGAACGGAACAGTAAAGCTAAAAAAAGCATATCCATTCGGCACAACACTCGAGGATGTTTTACCAGATGAATTTGTCGCAAAAATTGTTCATGGCATGCTTACAGGTCCGTCAGGAACA